GAAGGATTTTTCTCAGTAACAGCAGTTTGTAGTTTAGAGCCGGGGTTCTGTCTACGATACTTAGCAACACCCTTCTTAGTCATACCAGCACCAGCTTTGGTAGGACGCTTCATGCCCCGACCAATGGTAATGCCTTTCATGTTGCTAGGCTTTCTTTTTCGCTTTACTGCCATATGTATACCTAAATTTGTTTCCTATATATTCACATAGATCGTTGATATACTCTTGAAAGTCTTCGTAGTCATTCTTATCTGGTTTAGTTCCTGAGAAGTCAATAAGACTATAGTCATCGTATCCTTCTTCTACAGACTTATTGTACCTCTCAAGAAACTCCTTAGTAACCACGCAGAGCTTTACCGTAGCCTCGTACCTTACCACCCATGCGACGTTTTACCTTGCCACCATATTTCTTAATTTCAAAACCAGAGGCAATAAGATCATCAAGCTCTTTACCCGTAGGCATCATTTCAGAACCACGCCTTGCGCCCATTGCTTCCTCAACCATTTCACGAGGAGGAGCATACTCACCACGTTTAAGCATACCAGACTTACCAAGACGGCGACGTGCGGCAGGAGACATTTCTTCTTTACGTGGGGTGGGAACTTTTGAAAGAAGCGGACCTTGTTCTACTTCCTGTCCTTTAGGTCCAGTGGCACGACGCTTAGGAAGAATATCTGACGATCCTTCTCGCATCTCTCTCTGCTGTTCACGCCTTAACTTTGCAAGCTCTTTATTTTCAGCAGGAGTTCGTTTCACTCTAGGCTGTTTTTTCTCTTTAGGCGTCTCTGCTTCTTTAGCTTCTTTGATAAACCTCTTCTGCTTTTCTTCAGGAAGTTTTTTAAACTCCCTAAGAGACATGCCAGCCTGTTTAGCACCAGCCCTTTGAGCAGGAGTTGCGGCTTTGGCACCACGAGGCCTGCGCTGACGGCCAACACGCTTTGTAACCTCAGTTGCTACTTTTCTTGATGACATAATTTAACCCTCTACTTTAAAGGCTTTGCCCTCGTTGTAGTCTTCGTCAACTACAACATCTTGAGGCGGTCCCATTACCTGCGGCCCTTTACGTGCAGCACCATAGCCCTGTCCAGTAGGACGGCCCACAATTTTATTAAGATCATGAGGACGATTAATCAACGTCGTTCGCATTTGCGGTGAGTCAGACATTTACTTTCTCCTTTTGCGTTTCTTACGCCGTGCCTCGCTAAGTGCAATGGCTACAGCCTGTTTCCTATTTGTAACTTTTCTGCCAGAGCTACTTTTAAGTTTACCCCGTTTGTATTCGCCCATTACTTTCTTTACTTTACCGGGGCGAGTGACTTGTTTTCGTATGCTAGAGCGATTAGTCATAACAAGCGTTTACAAGGTCTTGTCCGCTCATATTATTTTTAATAACCTTACCGCTATGTTTGCGTTTGTAAACTTTACCACCACCCATTTTCTTTTTCTTTTTAGCCTGAGCTTGTGCAGAAAGTTCTTTCGGAACAGAAGTATAATCTTCCATCATGCTTTCGCTAACTTTCTTTCCTTTTTTAGCAAATCCCATTCTATTACGAACAGGCTTAGGAAGTTCAGCAACGCCCGGATTTTTAGCTTTGTCTACAGGTTTTAGTGCGCCACCACCAGCCATTTTCTTTTTCATGTAGCCACCACTCTTCATTGGGGTCATTCCCCTATCTTTAAAGACAGAGTAAAACTTACTTTTATTACCTTTTAGTCGTTCGGCTCTTTTAGCACCTGCGGTTAGCCCATCATATTCTTCAGCTAGTTTTGCCTTTTTACTTTTAAGAGAAGACTCTCTCTTAACCATACCAGCAGCCTGCGGCTTATTAGGTTCAAACTGTTTAGCATCCATATTATAATTTCTTTTGGGTTTGCCATTACTTTTTGGCGCAGCCTTTTTAGCTCTTTTCCCAGCAGCCTGCATATCTTCAAGTTTTTTTGGGTCAGTTTTAGGACCAGTTTGAAGTTTTCTCTTGCGTCCTTTTAGTCTTTTAGCTGCATCTTCTGGACTAATAATTTTACCTATTTGTTTACCAACAGTAGATGCGATTTTTCTTCCAGCCATTAACTTGCTCCTTGTATAATTGTGTTAGGTCCACCAGCAGGAGAGCCAGCAACTGCCATATCATCCTGTCTGCTGCGACGTGCTTGATTTCTAAGTTGATCTATTGCGGTCTGATACTGCTGCTGCCAAACAGGAAGGGTATTCCAATCTTTCATATACATGGTTGCCTCTACCATGCAGCCAGCAAAGAGAGCATCATAACAATATTCGCTAAAGTAGTTTGTAGTTGTCACGCTAGTTCCCGTAGCAGAAGCAAGGGCAAGCGGCTGTGATTGTGATTCAACTTCTACTGTAAGAACCGACACTGGTGTAGGCACTATACGAATAGAAGAATTAGTTCTGCGACTATAATACCGAGGCGTTCCAGTAGAGGCGCTCACCGGCCAGTAGTCATTTACATATTCATTTGTTCTTTGAAGAAGATTAGTCGTACTTGTACCGCTGCTAACTACAAAGTTAACATTACGGATAATAAGAGTACGATCATTCAAAGAAACGGCACCAGCATTTCCAGCCGATACCGATACATTGGCATATTCGCTCAGACCTACATCGTCCAAGTCTTTCACCAATCGAAACTCTGTTTTCTTTACAAAAGCAGATACCTGCGTAGAAAACTCCGTAGAGTCATTCTCCGTTGTATTAATCAGGTCTGTCTTTAGATAAGCATAATTAGGCATAATTAATTAAGCATTACGGTAAGAACGGAACCATCAGTGGGCGCTGAAACGCTAACCACACCATAGACGGCAACTCCCAAGTCACCCATATAAATATCAGTAGATTCGCTGGCTACCACCTGAAACTTAATTGCAGTACCTTCTGCTGTCTTATTTGTAATCTGCCTCTGACCTTTAATAGCAAAAGAGCCGCCAAGAGTTGCCACAGCATGTACCGCAACAATCCGAGAGACGCTAGGAATATTACTATCAGCAGTTCCATTACTGCCAACAGTCGTATCGTCTTCTACATATTTAAGAACTGAGTCACCTGTGGCTATCGCAACTTTAATATTTGAAGCCATATGTATCTCCTTTAAGAATGAAGAGAGAGTGGCCGAAGCCACCCTCCCTCATTTGCTGATTAACCAGCGCTACCAAACCAGCCACGCCAATCCGAGACGCCGAAGCTATAACGCTCACGAGCCTTGAATCGAAGGTTGCCGGTGTCGAAGTCCGGTTCCATCTTGGTCTGAAGCGGCGACCGCACAAACATCTTCGTGCCGTTCGGAACGTCCGTCTTAACAAACCATGCGTCCGTGTCAGTGAAGCGACGGTTAATGAAGAAGCCTTCAGGAACCATGCCCATGTGACGGGTCGCATTGATGGCGTTCGTATTCGGGTTCGCACCGCCAGCACTCGCCTGAGTGTTGCCCGGCGACGAAAGAACACGATCCGCAACCGCCCAGTAATCAACCGGGATATGCAGAGAAATCGCACTAGCACCAACCAGAATACCACGATCATCTTTGATCTTCTGAATGGCGGTAAGCGCAGTTTCAAGCGTAGCTTCCGACAGGTCAGCCGCACCAAGAAGGTTAGACTGAAGACCATCAGAAATCGTCGGATGAGCCGCAGAGAAGAACGGAGCGCCATCACCAATGGTATCAGTGAAACCATTGTTGTAGATGTTAGCAGCCTTCACCTGCTTGGTGTTCGCCATTGCACGGGCAAGGCCACGGGCACGAAGTTTAGCGAACGTGTCATAAAGATTGTCTTCCATCGCTTCTTCGGTGACAGCAAAAGCAAGCGCAACGGTTTCCGCCGTGTAGCGAGCCGTGTAGCTTTCCTGTGCGTCATCATAAGAAACCGATGCACCCTCTCCCTTAGTAGGGGCGGTGCCGAAGCCCGTGAAGAGAACTTCTTCTTCAAAGGCACGGTCAGAATTTTCAATCTCATAGAGAGCCTCATGTTCGTTATTGACCTCTCCATACTCCATCCCAAAAACGGCGTTAAGACCGGGAAGGAGTTCTTTAGCAATACTAGCTCTATTAATAGCCATGATAAATCCTCCCTATTAAGCCGTTGACGCCGTAGCCGTTACAAAACGGTCACGGTGATGGTTGAGCCATACTTCCACAATCGGATAAGCATCAGAGTCCTTTTCATCAGGGAACTGAGCTTTACCAATCACACGAACGGCAGCAGCAGCTTCCGTGCCGGACGCACCGTCCAGATAGTAGCTCGACTGACCCGTAGTCGTGCTGCCCGAAGAGGCAGTGGAGCTAACGGTTACGTTGTAGTTTTTGACAATAGCCAACTCAGCCGCCGAAAGCGACAGAGAAGCCTGAATGTAATACGTCTGATCGGGATCAGTGATCACAAAGAATTTAATATCCGTGGCACTCGTTCCGCCCGGCCAATACCGAGAGAACTTCTGCTCGCCATTTTCAACATACTGACAACCCATGAACACTCCAGACGGCTTGAGCGTCGCAGCGATATACGGAGAAATCGTCGCAAAGTTCGCACCGGGAAGCACCACCGGATCGCCGGTAAAGATGCTATTGGAGGGCGTCTGAGCCTGACCCGAAGAGGTCAGAGTAATCATGTCGGTCACGGCTTCGTTGTTGTAGCCGCCACCTTTTTTACGAGCAGGAATGAAACCACGAAATGCTTTAGTAGTAGACATGTTTCATCTCCTTAATTATGGGAGGCTAGTCCTGAAAGGACGGTTGCCTTCCCTTGGTTGTAACAGAACGACTCGTGTTGGAAATAGGAAAACGTGAATCAGAGTTTTTCATCAACTGAGAGTTGACAGCTTCCATCTGATCGTTTGATTTACCTTCATAGAATTTCCTACGAGCATTCACTTTTCCGGCTGGCATTTTAACCAAGGCTACATCACCTCGACACACAGAGCCTTGATACCTGCCTTCATCCCTCACGAAGGATGTAAGAGACATTTCGGGAACTTCATCTGGAGTTACAAACACCCATCCTGCTTGCAGCTTTTTGCCAACATTCGTGATGTCATCCTGACCCTGAAGGGAGATTCGTATCCAACGTAGCGCCATGCCCTCATTATCAAAACGTGCTTTCACACTTTCTGGAATGTCCAGAGCATTCGGCTCTTCAAAAGTCCACTCTTCTTCTCTAGTATTCTGTTCCCGCATACTCTCAGTACGTGATTCATTTCGTGTCATATTCTTTCCTCCACGCCTACATGTTTATGTTAGTATATTCACCATCAGCCGAAGTTACCTTCAGCTTCTCGGCGGCATACTGTTCAAGTGGGATGCCCCATTTATTAGCAAGCCTTACGTCTTCTTTGGAAAGCTTTACTTTTTTATTAGAGTTCGGAGACGAGCGTGAAGCCCCCGAAACCACTTGAGCAGGTTGTGACGTGCCTGAGTTACTTTGTCTCTCAGTTTCCTGCACACGGTTTGAAGTTTGACCAAAGGCCATTTCAAGGCGCTTGTCAATTTCTTCATAAAATTCGTCATCACTGGGATCATATCCTTCTCCCTTCAGTTCAGCATCTATTGCAAGAGCGGCTGCGGTTTTAACTGTATCTTGTCCAAACCAATCATTTCGCTGCGCCCATTCATTTGCTTTTGGATCATAAGCCTGAGTCTGCGATACAAGCTC